GTGTCCCACTTGGGGAGCAGCAAGCCCAATACCATTCCACTCTACCATTTTAACCTTCATCTGTTCTGCTAGATCCACTACATCTTGTGTAATTTCTCTAATAGTTGTTGAAGGAAAACGTAGATGTTCGTCACCTATATGCTTAAGATCCAAAACCACCGCGTTCCTCCATAAGGATACGTGACTTAGTTTCTTGTAGAGATCGTAACTGACCCTTCATAAACTTAAGCTCCTCATCGGAGTAGAGATGCTCTTCCTTCAAAGCATTTTTGATATGCTTTACGATCTGGTCATAGCGAGACATAATGTTATTCGTCTGTAGGTAGGTGGAGACGCATCTCTCCACCGAGTGGGGTTTCACCCTCAAGAGTTTCCGTGAAAACAACTGGGAGTATTTCAGGGTCTTTGTAACCCATTTCTATTTTAGCATCTTCTATCGCATCCGTCACGTCTCTTTCGATACGTGCGTCCAATAGTCTTGAGTTCAACAAAATGAGACCATTAATGTCATCAATCTTAAACTCTCTGCCAATTTCATCAACCAAAGCCCATAAGGTTTCTTGGCTGACTTTTAGGTATCTATGAAGCAGGTCCACTAGGAGACCTAGGGCTATACCGACAATGTATCGGCGTTTCATAGACTTCTTTTTAGCTCCTGCTTCAAACCTAAACATCTGAAAAATAGCTTTTGACTATTTATCAGATATAACTACGGGTGCTTTTACTAGTTTCTTAGCATAGTTATGGGCATAGCTGGTACGGGCACCGTGGTGTCCCCAACCAAGCCAGTAGTAAGCGTGTTTCATATAGTAACCGATGCTCCTACCTTCATTCTTGAGGGAAGGTTCAATGCGTCTCCACTGTCTCTCAGTAAATAGGTATGATATCTGTGCCGCTGCGGTGGATGGGTCCTTCCCAATGCGCTGAGAATGGCGAAATAGACCCATATAACGGGACTTGGTTGTCCATTGAATGAGACCATATCCTCCTCTTGTGCAGGACCAGAACCCAATCCGAGCACCACCTTCACAGATGTTTGCGTGGAACCTGGATTCCTGTTTCACATTACCTAGGACGGTAGCGATAGCATTCTTATCCTCAATGCCACGCTCTTGTAGAGCACCGACTAGGATAGTTTCATTGGATGAAGCACCTGGAAGAGTCCAGCGTACCTCGGTGACAGGCTCAGGAACAACGACCTCCTCAGGTTCAGGTGCCGGTGGTTGAGGTGAGACCTCGTTTAAAGTTTCTGCTAACGTCAGTTTCGGTAAGGGTGAAGACCCAGCGACATTACCGATGATTAAAACTGGCGCTACCAGAAGGGTAGTAAATCTACTCATAATTGTAAGCATTAACAACAAAAGCCCTGTTTCAGGCTAGCCTAAATAATAGCATATGTAAAGGTTTATAGTCAAGCGCTAGACCACTGGAGTGATCGTCACATGCCTAAGCCAAGCAGAAAAGATAATATGGACGACTTGGATAGCTGTAATGAAGAGCTTGAAGAGATGATAGACGAATATGAAAAAGATGTAGAAAAGCACCCCCGCAATAAGAAGAATTCAGTACAAGCAAAAGTTGTAGATGAAATTCTAAAACGCGGAGGTAATATTACCTGGGGTAAACCTAAAACCTAACCTTCTCAAATATAAAGTCAGCATCGTTTTCTAGACCACGAAGCAAGTTTCCTGCTGCATCGAAGCACTGATCGTTCACACGATAGTAGTTTTCGCGCAAATATGCTTTAAACATATAAGTACGACCTTCAATAGTCTGCTGTGTGTTACAAACAAACCCACCGTGTACTACACTGAAGATAAGCTTGGAAGAACCACAGGTGAGATGAATATCTGTATCATTATACTGTAGGTCAAAGGTCATATCACGATAAGCTGACCTAGACTTATGAATATAGTAAGCACATCGAAATTGATTCTCGAATGTACGCTCGTGTACTACACGAACCAATGAAGCGGATTTGGGATCGTTGAAGACCTGGGTCTGGTTAGACCATTGACCTTCAAACCATTCGGTAAAAGTGTCCATTAGAATAGGCATTTGTTTTAGTTTTCCCATAGTTCCCCTTCGGCAATGCGGCGTCGGGCTAAGCCTTCTTCAACAGACGTGCCGGGGTTTCGATATAAGTATAGCGCATCAGGCACTTTTGACCACTCTTTAGCCTTTAAAACACGACTTATGGTGTTGAAGTCAGGACTTCCGTAGAAGTTCGCACCTAAGTTATATGCAAAACTAAGGAGAGCTCCATGCTGGTTGTCGTTCATCTCATCCCAGTAGGGGATAGTCTTTTCGAGCGTAGCTAGGTAGTTATACTTAAGCTGTTGAGTCAGTAAAAGCTCTGCCTTCTCTCTAGTTATCTTATCTCCCAAGTCAAAGGGTGTTCCATCAACATCTTTAGTAGAACCATAGCCAATAGTGTATGGTAGTCCACCTGATAGTGGGTCTGGATAGGCGTGAACCAGTCCGTCAGTCCTTAACTCATGAAGACCTTCAAACTCTTTGATGAGTTCTACACCAGCAGAAGGAATTTTACCCGTCTCACTTTGCTTCTCCTCAACCGTAGCGAAGAACTTGCGTCCCCAACCACTCAAGGGACCATCGGGAGTCCATCTAGCCTTTAGAACGTGCCTCTCATAGGTTACAGACTTACCATTGTATACGTTGCTCGTATACCCGTCGTAGAGGTCCCCGTAGGGGTCATTGACGATGTAGCTGCCCTTCTCTGTCTTACCAATAACAACGACCATGTGACCGCCGTAGGGGGCTGATAGAGAGCCTCTATGCAGAATACCTATAACTACAGGTCTCTTATTGTCTAGTTCCCTGTCTAGATCAGCAAAACATAGGTTATAAAAGAACTCTGACTTTACGCCATATTCTTCTAATACTTTAGTCTGAACATAGTGGTCTGTAGTATCTCCCTCTGCAAATACTTCACGCAAGTATGCATCATCACCTTTAGGACCCTTAAGAGTCCCTGGTCTGAAGTACTCTAGAGCCATAGCACAGGCAGATGAGTTACACGTTCTTTCTGGTTGCGTGTAGTTATCCGTCTGTGGATAATATGGAACAGGCAAAACCAATGTAGGTGCTGGCTTTTGCTCTGGCTTATTGCGGTAAGTATCTACCCACTCACTGGAGTCATCTAATAGTTCTGGTGCTAACTTAACAAGTGCAGCCTCTAGTTGAGATACTGCTTCCTGATGATGAGATAGTTTTTCATCATAGTACTTGAAGAAGTTCTTAAGTTCTATTCTCATAATCATTCCGAGACCATTTATTTAGTCTACCCAATAATTTCTACGATAATACCTTCCAAGTATGTTGTCGTTGTAAAACATAGCAGTACCATCCTTGAGCTTTGCTCTCAATACATTGTTTTTAAACAGTGCTTCTGTCTCTGCATAGTTAGTTTTACCTACAGTTTCGTGTAGGGATAGTATCTTTCTACTAAAGTTCTCTTTACCAAACTCTTTAGCATCAGATTTTAACTGGTCATTAGAACCATAATACTTTTTCCAATCACTTTCAGAAGTTACTCTTCTCTTACCACCTTTCGGCTTTCGCTTCTGAACGAAATACTTTCTACCAATGTACTTTCTACCAGTGAGCTTATTCTCAATAAGGTATAAGAACCCATAAGAATCCTTTATCTTCTCTGAAGTGAAAGGTCGCCCCTTATACATCCATGGGTTCTCGTAATCTACCAAGATACTTTGTAGCTGCTATAGTATCTATAAGACTTCCTTTTGACCGCGACAAGGCTATTGTACACA